GCAAGAACTAGATTTAAAAAAGGTGGAGAATCATTTCCTGATTTAGATGGTAGTGGAGATATAACACAAAAAGATATTTTAATTGGAAAAGGAGTTATTAAAAAAGCTATGGGTGGATTATTAAAAAGAAAAAAATATAAAAAAGGTGATGAAGTTTTAGATGAAGAAGCTTTTGAACAATTTGATATTGAAGATTTAAAACCAAAACCAAAAGATGTTTCAACTTCAGAATTAAATGAAATGAGAAGTATGGAAGCTCTTAAAGAAATGAAAGATGCAGGATTAGAATTAACTGAGAAACAAGAAAATGATTTAGCAAAATACGAAGCATCAAAAGCTATTAAATCAGAAAGAGTTGAAGCTGCATTAGGTGGAATGATTGGTGTTGAAAGAAGTAAATATGACCAACGACCTGATTATCAAGCATATGCAGAAGGTGATGTAGTTGAAGAAGAAACTATGGAAGAAGAAGTACCAATGGATATGGAAGATTCATTATTAGAAAAGCCAGTTGGTATGGATGAAGAAGAAGATATTACTGATGAAGATATGGAAGGTATGGATGCAATTATAGATACCTCTGCTTTATCACAAGAGGAAGAAACTTTATTAGATGAAGCAGTTGAAATGCATCCTGAACTGGAAGCAATTATTCCTAAATTAGTAGCAACAGAATTTACAGATGATGGAGAAGTAGAAGGACCAGGAACAGGAACTTCAGACTCTATCCCAGCATTATTATCAGATGGTGAATTTGTATTTACAGCAAAAGCAGTAAAACATCTTGGCGTTGATAAATTAAGAAAGATGATGAAAGATGCAGAAGAATCTTATGATGCTGGTGTTCAAATGCAAGAAGAACAACAAGAACAAGTTTAACAGAATTTATAGAGACAGGTAAACTCTATGGATAGACAAGCTACCTTATAATTTATTATAAGCCCTTGTAGCTTCGTTTAAAACAATAATACCTACCTTAGCTACCTTCAGTTAAGAAGCCCTAAAGGAGGACAAAATGAGTAAAAACGAAGAAGGACAAAGACAAGAAGCCAAAGCAAATCCGTATAACAGAAAGAAGTCTTGGCATACAGATAATGTAATGCCACAACCACTTCAAAATGCTAATACTGGTTTGTTTACGCCAACCCCTGATAGTAACCAAGTTGTATCAGAAGCTACTGCTACAAGCAACCCTAATGATATTAACGAAGATACTTCAGCCACTACGGATAAGGTTCAAGATTCTGCATTAAATGTAGAAGCTAACCCTTATAAAAAGGTTGATTATAAAAAGAGATATGACGACCTAAAACGATATTATGATAGGAACTTAAGTGAGTGGAAAAATAAGGAAGCAGACCTTAAAACACAATTAAAGGAAAACCGACCTAAATATACACCACCTAAATCTAAAGAAGATTTAGAATCTTTTAAAAAAGATTATCCTGACATATATGGAGTTGTAGAAACTGTATCTCACTTGCAATCTCAAAACGAGATTAAAAGTATGCAAGAAGAATTAGAAGGTTTAAAAAAAGCTAATCAAACTTTACAAGAGAGAGAAGCACAACTTGAACTTTCAAAATATCATCCTGACTTTGAGCAAATCAAAGAATCTGATGATTTTCATAATTGGGCAGAAGCTCAACCATTGGAAATTAGAAGATGGATATATGAAAATAATTCTGATGGTACACTTGCTGCAAGAGCAATTGACCTATATAAGAAGGACCGAGGACTTGGAATTGATAAAAAATCCACGAAGAAAGTATCAAAAAATGAAGGAGCTGATTTGTTAGTTAAAACAAACGAACAAGTTCAAACTCCTGAATCAAAAGATATTATCTTCAATCGTTCTGACATAGCTAATATGACAGACGAAGAGTTTATGCAGTATGAAAAAGATATTGTAAAAGCTCAACGTGAAGGAAGAGTTAAGTAATTAACTTTTTTATTTTTTATTAACAACAACAAAAACAAAGGAGTAAATCATGGCAAAATTTGCTGGTGGTTCAACGTACAACTTTGGATTAGGTGTAAGTGGTCAAACTAATGGTTTCTTTATACCTGAAATCTATTCAAAGAAAGTACAAATCGCACTCAGAAAAGCTGCAGTTGCAGAAGCAATCTGTAACACAGACTATATGGGTGAAATATCTAACTTTGGTGATACAGTAAACATCATCAAAGAACCTCAAATTGCAGTAGCAGACTACACAAGAGGTCTTACTGTAACTTCAACTGACTTAACAGACCAAGAGCTTGTTCTTACAATTGACCAAGCTAAGTCTTTCTCATTCAAATTGGATGACTTAGAGAGAAGATTCTCTCATGTTAACTTCCAAGCTGTAGCTTCAGACAACGCTGCATACGCATTAAGAGATGCAATGGATTCAAATATCCTAGCTGCTGTTTCTGCTGGTGCAACTGTAACTACAGGAATGGGTACTACTGGAACTCCAATTGATATTGGATTCACAGGTAGTAAAGTTGACCCTTTAAACCAAATGGCATTAGCTGCAAAAGAACTAGATGAAGCTAACGCACCTGAAGAAGGTAGATGGTTTGTGGCTGCACCTGAATGGTACAACGCACTATCTAACTCTGCTTCAAAACTTTTATCAGTTGACTTTAATGCTGGTCAAGGTTCAATCAGAAATGGTTTAGTAGCAAGTGGTCTCCTAAGAGGATTCCAAATGTACAAATCTAACAACTTACCAACTAATGACTTAAGTGGTGCAACACCTGCTGGTTCAGCAACTGCACCTGAAGCTTTATTCGGTCACATTTCAGCAACATCTGCTGCAAGTGCAATGAACAAAGTTGAAACTATTAGAGACACAGGTACGTTCTCTGATATTGTTAGAGGTCTAATGGTATGGGGTAGAAAAGTATTAAGACCTGAAATCGTAGGTAAAATCATCTACGTTGCATAGTCTTAACTACAACAACTAATATGATATGGGGGTTGAAATATACCCCCTATCACAAAGGAGAAATATAGTTATGATAGAAAAAATTAAAAACAAATGTCAACATTTTGTTGATGAACATAAAGTTGAAACGATTGCAGTTCTAGTTATTTTAGTTATTGCAATTATAATATAAATTATAAAATAAAGAAATTAATATGCCTGGATATGGAATGAAAAAAAAGCCAATGAAACATGGTGGCAAAGTGCATGGTAAACCTGCAAAGAAAAAAATGATGTATGGTGGTATGATGCATAAAAAGAAAAAGAAAAAGTAATTAATATGGGTATAATGTCTTCACCAGCTTGGACTCGTAAAGAGGGGAAGAATCCTAAAGGTGGATTAAATGCAAAGGGTCGAGCTTCTTACAATAAAGGTCGTACAAAGACAGGTAAGAAGAGAAATTTAAAACCACCTGCACCCAATCCTAAAACAAAAAAAGATGCCAACAGGCGAAAGAGTTTTTGTGCAAGAATGCGTGGGATGAAAAAGAAACTTACTTCTAAAAAAACTGCAAGAGACCCTAATTCAAGAATTAATAAATCACTAAGAGCATGGAATTGTTAAATGGCTAAAACTTATATATCAATGGTTAATGAATTACTGGTTGAAATAAATGAACCTGAAGTTACAACTGTATCAGGAGCATTAGGTATTCAAAAATTTGTATCTAATGCAGTAAATAGAGCATATTTTGATATAGTAGATTCTGTTGATGAATGGTCATGGTTACATACTGCACCACCTCAAAATGAATATTATGGTAATCATTATGTAGAAACTGTGGCTGGAACAAGATGGTATTTAATGAAACCAGGCTCAACAAGTATAGATACAGATTTTGATTCTGTTAACTGGGATGGATTTACTTTAACAGAAGAAGGTGTAGCAGGAGAAACTGCACCATTTACAATTAACAAATTAGCTTTTACAACATTATCAGCATGGAGACAAAATTATGCTGCAACAGAAGAAGCAAATAAAGCAAATACACAAACATATGGAACTCCACTTAGAGTTTTAAGAAGTTCAGATGGTAGAAGATTTGGTCTTTCACCTATACCTGATAAAGTTTATAGAATATACTTTTTTGCTTACAATAGACCTACTGCATTATCATCTGATACAGATACAGTTTTATTTCCTGAACAATACAAACCTGTTTTATTAGCAAGAGCAAGATATTATATTTATCAATTTAAAGATAATATAGCACAATCACAATTAGCATTAGACGAATATAAAAAAGGTTTACAAAATATGGCTGACCAATTAAATTCACCACAACCTGAATATATGTCTGATGTTAGATTTACATATTTATATTAAGGAATAATATATGCCAACACAAGGAGCTTCCATTACAGTACAAGGTGGCTTGGATTTAATTTCAAGTTCTCATGCTTTATTTAGAACTCCAGGTGCTGCAACAGTTTTACAAAATTTTGAATCATCTACAACTGGTGGTTATCGAAGAGTAAGTGGATATGAAAAATGGGGAACTACAAGTGCAGTAATTCCATCAGGTTTATCAACAGATTTAATTCATGGTCTAAAAAATTATGCTAATGGAGTGGTTGTTGCTCAAGGTGATAATTTATATTTTAGTACTACAGGTACTTCATATGTTCAAATAAACAAAGATACATTTACAATAGGTACAGGTACAGTTTCTATTAGTTCAAATTCAGCTACAGTAAATGGTAGTGGTACTACTTTTACAACAGACTTTGAAGCAGGTGATGATATTAAAATAACTTCTAGTCAAGGAACTTATATTTATAAAATTTTATCTGTTACAAGTAATACTTTATTAACATTACAAACTAATGCAAATACTTCTGCTACAGAAAATAATTTAACTTATTATGTAGGTGGAATATCTGCAGGTAGTTTAGCTGGTGCTACAACTATACCTAGAACTAATCAAAGTAATGTTCAATTTGTAAATTTTGAATCTACAGGTGGTCAAAATGGTACTTTATATTTTGTAGATGGACAAAATAAAATAGGTGAATTTTCTATTCATGATGATGCAACTTATCATTATGAAGATATTAATAATGATGCTCCTGAAGGATGTTCACTAATTGAAAGATATGCTGAAAGAATTATAGTAGCAGGACAAACACTTCAGCCTAGTGTTGTTCATTATAGTACTAGATTAAAACCTTATGATTTTACAGGAGCTTCTTCAGGTTCTATTGATGTAGGAGACATAGTTACTGGTATAAAAGTCTTTAGAAATAGCTTAATTATATTTTGTAAAAATAGTATTTATGAGTTGACAAACCTTGATTCTACTCCTATAATTAAATCAGTAACTAAAAATATTGGTTGTGTAAGTGGCAACTCAATTCAAGAGATAGGTGGAGATTTAATTTTTTTAGCACCTGATGGATTAAGAACAGTTGCTGGTACAGCGAGAATTGATGACGTAGAATTAGGTTCTATATCAAGAAAAATTTTACCATTAATAGATACTATATTAAGAAATTTTAGTAATTATACTATTTCAAGTACTGTTATTAGAGAACGAAGTCAATACAGATTATTTTATTATCAATCAGGACAAGCTAATGCAGGACAAAAAGGAATTATAGGAACATTTAAATATAGTGCAGAAGGTATTCCTGCTTTTGAATGGAGTGAAACAAAAGGACTACCTGTTAAATTTATTACTTCAGATTTAAATAGTTCAGGTACAGAATTGATTTATCATGCAGATGAATCAGGATATGTTTATCAACATGATACTGGAAATAGTTTTGATGGTTCAAATGTTGAAGCAGAGTTTCAAACACCTGATATGGACTATGGTGATAATGGTTTAAGAAAAAGTTTATATGCAATTAAAGCAAATATTAAACCTGAAGGTATTCAAAACGATTTAAATTTAAGAATTAGATATGACTTTGAAAGTTCTGAAGTTCCACAACCAGGTAATTTTTTAGTTGGTAATTTAAGTTCAGCATCATTATTTGGTTCAGCATTATTTGGAACAGGTACTTTTGGAGCAACAACTTTACCAAGTAAAAGAGTAGTAGTAACAGGAAGTGGTTTTTCTAATAATTTTAAATTTTTTAGTAATGATACAAATGCACCATATTCAGTAAACGGAATGTTTGTTTCATTTATAGCAGGAGGAAGAAGATAACATGGCAGGATATACTAGACAAAGTTCTATTAATGATGGCGATACAATATCAGCATCATTATTTAATAACGAATATAATCAACTTTTATCAGCATTTAATAATACAACAGGACACAAACATGATGGTACTGCAGCAGAAGGTCCAGTAATTGGTTTAATTGGAGATGCAGGATTAACTAGTCCTCTTAATAAAATTGTAATTGATACTGCTAATGATGAAATAGAATTTTCAATAGATGTTGGAAGTGCTTCAGTAGAACAATTAAAAATAAAAGATGGTCTTATTATACCTACAATAACTAATGATATTGATTTAGGTACAAGTTCTTTACAATTTAAAGATGCATATTTTGATGGTAATGTAACTTTAGATGGTTTAGTAATTGGTTCAGCTACAGC